GGTAAAACAACAGCACTTATTAAAACTGCGGTTGATGCTCAAAAGAAAGGGATTCTTCCTGTTTTCATTATTACCGAACAAAAATGGTCCTTTGAACACTCAAAAATAATGGGGTTTGAATGTGAAGAAGTAGTCGATGAAGAAACAGGTGAATTAACTTGGGACGGATTCTTCTTGTTTAATAACAATTTCAGTTATATTGAACAAATTACAGATTACATTAATGAACTATTGGATGCACAAGAAAAAGGTGAATTAGATTATTCACTTTGTATTATGTGGGATTCAGTTGGATCAGTTCCTTGTAAAATGACTTACGAAGGTAAAGGAGGTAAACAACATAACGCTTCCACATTGGCGGATAAAATTGGTATGGGTATTAACCAACGTATTTCAGGATCTCGTAAAGCGGATTCTAAATACGAGAATACTTTAATCATTGTTAATCAACCTTGGGTTGAATTACCTGACAATCCATTTGGACAACCAAAAATTAAAGCTAAAGGTGGTGAGGCAATTTGGTTGAACTCTTCTTTGGTATTCTTATTTGGGAATCAAAAAGGTGCGGGTACAACAAAGATTACCGCAACAAAAGACAAACGAACAGTTAAGTTTGCTTCAAGAACAAAAGTGTCGGTTATGAAAAACCACATCAATGGACTTGGATTTGAAGATGGTAAAATCATTGTAACCCCACACGGATTTTTACCGGGTAAAGATACCACAGAAGAAAAGGCATCAATAGAAAAGTATAAGAAAGAATATGCTGACTATTGGAAAGACATAATCGGAGTTGATGGTGACTTTGATTTGAAAACAGAAAAAGAAGAAGTAGAGTAGTAACATTTAAAGTAAAACAAAATGTCAAAAACCTTATTGGTTGACGGTAACAATTTATTAAAAATAGGATTTCACGGGGCTCGTGATCTTTTTAACAAAGGTGAACACGTAGGAGGTATTTGGCACTTTTTAAATACGTTACGTAAATTCTTAGAAGAAACAAACTTCAATAAAGTAGTTGTATTTTGGGATAGTAAAACAAGCTCATCACAGAGAAGAATACTATACCCAAAATATAAACTCAATCGTAATCCTTTGGAAAACGAAAGTAAGGAAGAATCCTTCACCAATCAAAAACAAAGAGTTAAACAATATCTTGAAGAGATGTTTGTGAGACAATTAGAGACGGAAAATTCAGAAGCCGATGATCTTATTGCACACTACTGTAAAGTATCGTTAGAAGAAGAAAAAACGATATTCTCAAGTGATAGAGATTTAACTCAGTTGATATCTGAAAAGGTATCTATTTATTCCCCCCAAGCAAAACGTTATTATAAGTTCGGAGACAAAATTAAACTTAAAGATTATGAGTTTCCGCACAATAATATTAAAACTGTTAAGATCTTAACGGGGGATAGTTCAGACAACATCGATGGTATCTTTTATCTTGGTGAGAAAACTTTAGTTAAGTTTTTTCCTGAGATACTTGATTCAGAGGTTTCTTTTACCGATATTTTAATAAAAGGTGAGGAATTACTGAAAGAAAATAAAGACGTTGTTGTCTTACAGAATTTACTCAGTGGGAAAACAAAGGAGGGGATATTCGGTGATGAATTCTTTGTAATAAATGAAAAGATTGTTGATTTATCTGAACCTTTGATTTCTGACGAAGGAAAAGAATTAGTTGAAATGTACCAATCAGAGTCGATGGATCCCGACGGGAGAGGACATAGAAACTTAATTAGAATGATGATGGAAGACGGGTTCTTCAAGTATCTCCCAAAAGGAGATGATAATTGGGTTAATTTTTTAAAACCATTCTTGAAATTATCAAGAAAAGAAAAAACAAAATTTAGAAACAAAAAGTAAAAACAAAATTATGAGAGATCAAGATGTAACAAAGGTAGAGTTTTTGTTAATGTGTAATGATAATATCGTAGTACAACGATTTTTTAATGTGAAAGGTTTTAATAGAAACGCTCACAAATCAGAAGAGTTTTACGATTATATCCGTAGTTTTACAGAAAAACTACAATACAATTTAAAGATGAGAAGTATTGTCTATATGTTAGACAATCAGTATGAAATTGGGGAGAACCCTGAGATGTTAAATACGTCAATCACAGACGGTCCTGAAAATTTTAATGTATATATTAAGGTTGGGGACATGACAATTTGTCAGAGAACTTTTGACGCTAAACTATACCCACCAAAGGTAAGATACACCGTAGACCTACGCCCACAACTAAAAGGTATGTTAAGTGACCTGACTGACATTTTTTCAGGTAAAAACTTTAATTTTTATTATCCCGAATTTATCCAAAACTAATAGTATTTATCTTTACTAACAGAAGGAAAATTATATGGCGACAAACAAAAATTTTGAGTATTTGGGTAACGTATTCCAATTACAATTATTAAATCAAATGGTCCTAGACAAGGACTTTTCACACTCAATTATTGATGTGATTGAGAACAATTATTTTGAGAATAAATATTTTAAAATAATTGTACAAATGATCAGAGAGTATTATTCAAAATACAATCATACTCCATCATTTGAAACATTAGAACAGATTACAAAATCTGAATTACAACAAGAAATAGCATCCAAAGTTGTGTTGGACACAATTAAGAAAATTAAGGATGCACCTATTGACGGAGTGGATTTCGTCCAAGAGAAGGCTTTAAAATTTTGTAAACAACAAGAATTACAAAAGGTAATGAACAAAGCCCAAAAGATCATTGATGGTGGTGAATTTGAAAACTACGATGCTCTTGAAGAAATGGTTAGAGGAGCACTACAAGTTGGTGAAAAAGATACAAGTATCTTAAACGTTTTTTCTAATATTGATCAAGTATTAGATGACGATTATAGACACCCAATTCCAATGGGAATACCAGGGATTGACCGACTAATGAAAGGTGGTTTAGCTAGAGGTGAAATTGGTGTGATTTTAGCTCCAACAGGGGTTGGTAAATCAACGGTTTTAACTAAGATTGCGAACCACGCATTTAACATGGGGAATAACGTATTACAGATCTTTTTTGAGGACAACCCAAAGGTAATCCAAAGAAAACACTACACACTTTGGACAAAGATTCATCCTGACGAATTGTCAGAAAAAAGAGATGAGGTTGTGGCAAGAGTTAAGGAGATTGAGGATAGTATGCCAAATAAGTTAATTATGAAAAAATTACCATCGGATACTGTAACAATGTTACAAATTAAAAATCAAATTAGAAAAATGATTGCTGATGGAATGAAAGTTGATATGGTATTACTTGATTATATTGATTGTGTTGTTCCCGATAAAAATTTGGGAGATGAGTGGAAAAGTGAGGGATCTGTGATGAGAGGATTTGAGTCGATGTGTCACGAATTAAATTTGGTTGGATGGACAGCGACACAAGGTAATAGAAGTTCTATATCTTCTGATGTTGTTACCACAGATCAAATGGGGGGATCTATTAAGAAAGCACAAGTTGGTCACGTTATTATTACGGTGGCAAAGACACTCCAACAAAAAGAAATGAAATTGGCAACAATAGCAATTACAAAATCAAGGGTTGGTGATGACGGAGTTGTATTTGAAAATTGTAAATTTGATAATGCAATGTTGGACATTGATACTGAAAGTTCAATGACATTCTTAGGTCTTGAGGAAAAACAAGAAGAAAGACAAAGACAAAGAGTTAGAGAATTGTTGGAAAAAAGACAACAAAAACAAAAAGACGAAACAAAAAACAATTAAAAAAAAATAAAGAAAATGGAAAAAATATTAGTTGAAAATCCTAATAGGTTTGTTATCTTCCCAATTGAGCACAATGATATTTGGGAATATTACAAAATGCATCAAGCGGCTTTTTGGACGGCTGAGGAGGTTGATTTAACGAATGATATTCGTGATTGGGAAAAATTAACAGATAATGAGAAATTCTTTGTGAAGAACGTATTGTCGTTTTTTGCGGCATCTGATGGGATCGTCAATGAGAATTTGGCGGAGAATTTTTACCGAGAGGTACAATACCCTGAAGCTAAATTCTTTTATGGGTTCCAATTGGCAATGGAAAACATTCACTCATTAATGTATTCATTATTGATTGATACTTACATTAGTGATGCGAAAGAAAAAGACGAGTGTTTTAATGCGATTGAGAACTTACCAGCGGTTAAGAAGAAAGCAAATTGGGCGTTAAATTGGATTGATAACTCTTCTTTCCAAGAAAGATTAGTAGCATTTGCAGCGGTTGAGGGTATCTTCTTTTCAGGCTCATTCTGTTCAATATTTTGGATGAAATCAAGAGGTATAATGCAAGGATTATGTAATGCTAACTCTTTAATTTTTAAAGATGAGAACTTACATTGTGATTTCGCAATACATTTGTTGAATAACCATTGTGATGAAAAACCATCAGAGAAAAGAATAAAAGAAATTCTATTATCGGCTCTTGAGATTGAAAAAGAATTCATTACTGAATCTCTACCAGTATCGTTAATTGGGATGAACTCAAATTTAATGAAACAATATTTGGAGTTTGTTGTTGATGGATTACTTGTTAAATTTGGATGTAGTAAACAATTTAATGTTGAACAACCATTTAAGTTTATGGAACAAATTGCGGTTGAAACCAAAGGAAATTTCTTTGAATCAAGAACGATGGAATATCAGAAAGCAAAATTGAACGAAACTATCACATTTGAAGAAGATTTTTAAATAAAAAATATATGATGTCACTTAAAATACTTAAAAGAGATGGGGATAATGTATCATTTAACCCACAAAAAATTTACAATCGTGTAAAACGATCAGCAAAAGGTTTGAATGTTAATTCAGACGAGATTTTTATTAAGGTTATTACTTCAGTACCAACTGAGGGTGAAATAACAACAAAAGAATTAGATAAACTTGTGTATGAAATTGCCGCGTCATACACAGGTAGTCACCACGACTACTCAAGATTAGCGTCGTCAGTTGCTATTTCATCATATCATAAAGAAACTAACTCTAGTTTTTCTGAAACTATGATGATGCTTTATAGTGATGGTATTATACACGACAAGTTAATTGAAACCATTAAAGAATATGGTGAAGACACGATTGATGCGGTTATTAATCACGATAATGATTATAATTTTGATTACTTTGCTTGGAGATCACTACAAGAAATGTATCTATTGAAAAGACCTAATGGTGTTACAGTTGAAAGACCACAACATATGTATATGAGAATTGCGTTGTGGGTTACTGAAAGTTTTGTTGAGGCGGTTGAATACTACAAATCATTATCAAACCAACTTATTTCCAAAGCAACTCCAATTATGATTAATTCGGGTACAAAAGTACCTCAATTGGCATCTTGTGTTTTACATTACAACAATTCAGATTCAAGAAAAGGGTTATTGGATACGTTAACAGACATCTCAACGTTCTCGTCTGACGCTGCTGGTATTGGATTATCAATGTCAAATATTAGAAGTAAGGAAAGCAGAATCTCAAGTTCAGGTGGATACGCTGGAGGGTTGTTAAAGTATCTTAAAATTGTTAACGAATCTTTACGTTTCTTTAATCAACAAGGACGTAGACCAGGATCTGCGGCAATATACCTTGAGCCTTGGCATAAGGATATTATTGACTTATTGGACATTAAAAAGAATACTGGTGCGGAGGAATTAAGAGCACGTGATTTGTTTACGGCACTTTGGTTACCTGATAATTTTATGAGAGCGGTAAAAGAAAATACGGATTGGTATTTATTTTGTCCTAATGATATTATTAGTGCTGGTTTAAAACCATTACAAGAATGTTATGGTGATGAATATGAGTCAATTTATAATACGGCAGTGGAAATGGGGTTAGGTAAAAAAGTATCTGCTCAAACAATATGGTCTAAAATTATTGAATCACAAGTAGAAACAGGAGTTCCTTACTTATGTTCTAAGGATAGTGCCAATAGAAAAACAAACCATCAGAATATCGGGGTTATTAAACAATCAAATCTTTGTAATGAGATTTATCAGTATACTGATGAGGAAACAACGGCTATCTGTACACTTTCATCTATTGTGTTGAAAAACTTTGTAAAAAGTAATAAATTTGACTTCCAATTATTATTTGAGGAAGTGAGAAAGGTTGTTAGAACCTTAAATAAGGTTGTTGATATTAATAACTACTCAACACAAAAAGGGTTAAAAGGTGGTTTAGAACAACGAGCAATTGCAATTGGTACGCAAGGGTTAGCGGATGTATTTTATTTACTTGATTTAATCTTTACTGATGAGGAAGCGAAAACTCTTAATAAACAAATTTTTGAAACAATTTATTATGGGGCGATTTACGAAAGTAACGACTTATGTAAAAAAGAAAAATACAAACCATACAAATTCTTCAAAGGATCTCCGATGTCAAAAGGTATTTTCCAATATGATATGTGGGGATTAAGTGAAAGTGATTTATCGGGTTATTGGGATTGGGATAAATTAAAGAATGATGTTTCAGAATACGGAGTATGTAATTCTTTATTTACAGCACAAATGCCTGTGGCATCTTCTGCTAAGATTACTGGTTCATTTGAAATGACGGAACCTGCTCACTCCGCGTTATTTAACAGAAGAGTTGTTGGTGGTGAAATTATGATTGTTAACAAATATTTGATTGCTGACTTTGAGAAAATTGGTATTTGGTCTGAAGATTTAAAGAATGAGATCATCATAAACGAAGGA